CCATCACCAACAACTGTTAGAACTGGAGTTGATGTATAATTTCTACCAGATAATACAACTTGAACTTCTTCAACTCCAGTAAACGATTCAGGAACTTCTTCAATGTAACAAGTTCTCGTAACACCAGATGAATCTAATTGTGTAAACCCTGGTGTACTGTACATTCTTTCATCGCTTGAACTACATCGATTTAATTCTGTTCCATACTCAAGAACATAATCTTTGGAAATATTTAGAGTCACTGGAATTCTTTTCTGAATATAGAGATCAACTGTTGAGTTGATGATTGACGTATCAGAATCATCAATTAGTCTAAGAAGCCTTGATGCTTTGAATATTGAATTGAATGTGTTTAGATATTGATCCGAAAATCCAAGAACAGCATTTTTTATTGTGCTCACGATTTGACCAGCGTTTTTTGACGTCAATCTTGGATCATACGTTGCTTGAATTTGTAAAAGCAAATAGTTGTAATCAACATCAACGAATTGTGGTGTTACAGTCATAACACTAATTGGTTTCAATACCGTGTTTACCAGGTAATCTTTTTCGCCTTGAGTGACTTCGAATCCAACTCTTGGTTTTGCCGTTACAAACACTTTACCATAAACTGGTGGAATATTTTCCTCACCACCCCAAACATTTACTGCATCGAAATATGGATATTTGCGATTAATCAATGCGATGTAATCGTTCTTTGTTACTGCTCGATTGTTCGATAAATATTTCTTCGGCGCATTAAATTTAACATCATCAATCGTTTCGCGGATGTTACCAGCTGAAGATTTCATGGAAGTTGTGACTGCCGCCGTTGATCCCGAAAGAACAGATCCAGACAGTCTAAAATTCTCAATTCCATTCGCCAAAGAACCATTTGTTACGATATAGGAAACAATCACCAGATTTCCATTGTCGAGTTTCTTCCCAAGAACCCCATCTCCAAAATAAATTCTATACCGACCAGCATCACCTTCTTCGAGATAATACACTTCTGAATTGGTTGTAACTTCAGTCGCATCGTCAGCAAGAACATATGTTCTTTGGGATATTTCTGTTGATGATTTTTGAATAGTCACTAATAGAGTTGATGTATCAATAGAAGCATCAGGAAGTTCAAATATTTGTTTTGGATTCGACAGATTGTCTACGGTAAACACAAAACTCGCTGGATTTCCTTCTTTGATGGTCACTCCAGTAAAGTTGAATAGCGTTCCAGTATTTGAAACTGTTTTCTCGTCAACAGAAACGAACACGAAAGATTGCCCATCAACTGATTGACTTGTAAACTGTGTAAATCTTGGTAGAGTCAGAATTGTTGTTGCATCAGAAATAGACTTTGTGATTGCGACGTTTACTGTTGCGGTTGCTGACGTTGTTGACCTCGGCGTGTATCCGAGAAGTTTAGCGTGAGAAACTACGGATTGACGAAGAGCCGCTGAATCCATGAACATTTCATTTGCAATCATATTCAAATAAAACGAATTATAATGCGTGTTATATGCAAGAACATCAAGAAGGATGTTCATAGCAGAACCTTCAAAATCGAATCCGTCGAATTCTTCTTGACTGCGAAGATAGTCTTTTAAACTATCCTTGATGTTGTCAAAGTCTAATTCAGAAACTGAGAGTTTTGCCATTTATCGTAGTCTCTCTAGAAATATTGTTGTAGTTATTGGTTCTTCTAAATTCAATAAAAAGAACGTAACGGTAACATCATAACCATTCCCATCGATATTTTCTAAAACTTCGACGGAACTCAACTCAACTCTCGGTTCAAAGTTTAAAATCACGTCTTCGATTTCTTTCGCAATAATGTTTGCGCTAATTGGATCGAGTGGCTCGAATAACATCTTACGAACATTTGCACCTATTTCTGGATGAAATGGTTTCTCGTAATGTGCGAGCAACACAAGATTCGTAACTGATTGAATTACTGCATTGTAACCAATCTTTTTGTTTACGTCTTTGCGAATTGGATGAGGAATAAATGCCAGATCCAAATCTTTGTAAATTCTAGCTTGATTTTCCATTTAGTCTACGTGCTGAGCGTCAATCTATTTATACGATTATTGGATAGCCAACTTTTTGATTTATTTTATCTGCGAGTTTTTTCTCCAGCTCAGAGCCGATCTTATTCTTCAGATTCGCCAGGTTTTCTTCAGATAACGAATCAAACACTTTCTGTACATTAATTCCTTCAAGCGATGACATAACTGATCTCAATTGCGGTGGAGCCAATGATGTTATCGTATCTTGTATTTTATCTTTAGCCAATCCTGTTAAAAATTTGTCAACATCTTTGCCAGTTGCTTTGGTGAGTAATTCGCTAATCTTTCCAGACTCTAAACTATTGGTCAATTCTTTAATCTTTCCAACTGGTAATTTATCCATGAACTGCGACACTAGACCATCAGCCCCAGGAAGTCCAACTTCAGATAACAGTTTATCTGTCAACATATTTGCCGAAAGAGGCGTTAATCCAGTGACCATAGATGCCAATCCGAGTGGGCTGGCTCCACCAATCAGAGAAGTGATGCCGAATTCTCCACCAATTGAACTTACGATATTTCCAATGTCGAAGCTGGTTGCTTGTTCCAATAGACTATCCAACTGAGCAACATCAAGTTTCCCCAACAGAGCTTGCGTATCTGCTAGAGCAGTCACATCTGCAACTGCAGCATCAATTTGAGCCATGGTTTCATTTACTTGCGCCAATATATCAGACGCACCTGGTATGAGTTCTGCGAAATCTTCGATATCAGTTGGGAGCGCTGGGAGTTCAGGTATCGAGAATGCACTAGCATTTGATCCAACGCCAGTTGCTGAAACCTTACCAGCAACGCTCATCTTTGACGCTTTGATTGAAGATTTTGATGTAATAGAAGTTGAAGTGCCGCTGATCGCCATCGATCCAGCTGAAGATACTCGTGTTGACGATTTACCACTCAATGACGTTTTCTGTTTAGCGTCAATTTTAACATCCTCAGAAGAGGATGCTTTGAAATCTTTACCAGAAGCTATCTTGACTTCGCCTGCAGCACTAATCTCAAAATTACCACCAACATCTAATTTTAGATTACCAGCAACTTTAATCGTGCAATCTTTATCGACGCTTACGATCGCCTTACCCATAACATAGACATAGTCATCTGCCATAACTATGGTATAGTTGTCTTTGACGATTTCTTCAACTTTGGTTCCGTTTGGTTGGATTTCAAACATCGTACCAGTTCTATGCGCCATCTCAATTCTTTCAGCGCCAGGTGTATCGTCAAACTCCAGTGAGTGACCCGATTCAGTTTCCATTGCTTGATTGTATGGGTAGACTGGATTGTATGATGGTGCTGGGGTTGTGTATTTTGTTTTCCCAGAACTTGGGATTGAGATTGGTCCTCTTTCTTTTCTGGATGTTACGACATGAGTTTCGTTGACTTTATTCCTTGCCAATGCAGTAACGCTTGGATTGTTCAGATCGCGTTCTTTTGGATATGTTTCTGGTGTTTCTTCTGTTACTTTTGATCCAGTTCCGCTTCGACTATAAGATCTTGCTGTTACTTTCTTTGGCGCAGCGGCAAGCGCAGCTTCATCACGAAGATCATTGAACCCAATATCAGCTGTTCCTTTCTCAATCGCGAACGCAGGAACAATCCCAAGAATCAATGGAACCTGAGCATTCCTACCATCAGCGAAGAATCCAAAAACGAAATCGCCTTCCTTAGCTGTTGCGAACGAAGAATTGTTTAAAGAATTAACTGGGACTGCCCATGGCAGATCATCAGAAGGAATGTCACCAAGACTTGGGCTGTGCCACCCATGCACGCGAACCTTACATCGACCCATTTCCAGGGGATCATTTCTGGATTCAACAACACCCATCCACCAAATAAATCCATCTAATCCTGCGTAATTCTTTTCAATCATAGTTTCGCTAACTCTCTGAGCTTTTCAAGATTATTTTTCGGCGAAGGCATTTCTTCATTGATGCTGTCTGAGATGAGTTCTAGTACAGTAACAAAAATCTCATTTTCAATTCTATGATGAACTGATGAAACCAAATATCTTCCACTTCGTGTTTCATTGAAATTTACTCCTTTGTCTTTCGGTACCATCTCAGGAATTTCAACTTCAACAACTTGGCCAGCTCTCAATAATACGTCACCAGGAACTGTTCCGACCATTTTAAACAGATGAATCTGTCCCAGTTTTGATGCAGTTTGTGATAACCATTCTTCTGGCAACATTTGATTTCTTGTTCCGTCACCATCAGTCGTTACTGAATACTTCAACATGTTATCATATGAATTGTAAAACGATTTATCTAATCTATTCTTAAAGTTATTCATGGTCACTTCTTTATTCAACACACCTTTATCTTTGAATCTTACTGCGTTGAACGGTGATATTTCCATTTTTCTTGTGATCAAATTCAACTTAGCGATCGAGGATGAGAAAGAACCATATCTGGACGCTTTCATTACATCAAACTCTTCAAGGATTTTTAGATAGTTGAAGGATTCCATGTTCTTAAAAACATCATCATCAACTTTAAAGTCTTTGCTGAATTTAGTATATGGTTGTTCTTTGATTAAATTCTCATAGGATACAAAATTAAATCCATCTCGATTCTCAAAGAATAAAAATAGGCTCTCATTCTTTGAATATGCTTTCGTTGTCAGCCACATAATCGCTTCAAGGGGATTCATTTTAGGAACAATGATGTCAAATGCTTTTTGCGTTCTTTGGAGTCGATTGATTTTATCTTTATGAACTTTCAGCTTTGAATTCAGAATGTCCTGAATCATATCGCTGACTTTCAATCCTCTGTACGACTTTGATATTGATATCTGTGGCGAGAGAATCAGTTCTTCGCTACAGAAATGCAATGTATAGTTTTGAAATTGTGTTGCGAAATCTCTGTCAGAAAGTTTATATAACCGAAACACTTTCTTGATTGGATCGTCAAGTGTAGGTTTATCTATCTCAAGTTCAAGGTATTCGTTTCCATGAAACTTAAATATTGAGATTAAATCATTACCATCACTGATTCTGATTGTACATGTCATGCAAGGCGAAAAGATATCCTCGAAGATATCAATTTCCAACGCCAATGCGCGAAGATCAATTTTGTTTCCATCGCTAGTGTATAGCGAAAGATTTTTAATCTCAAAATTGCTACTTTGTAATAGTTCTTGTTTCATCTATTCAATAATGATTTAAACTGCGTTTCTATTTCTGAAACTAATTCTGATCTGACCAATTTGATTTTTCTTTTGTCTTCATTCAAATTTAACTCATAATCGTAGTTACTAATTGCATAATCTTTAACGGTCTTTGTAATAGTAATCCCATCATTTGCAACTTCAGTTGATTCTGAGCTTATCGATATTGGATTAGATATAGTTGGTAATGTGTTTTCAATCACCAATCCAGTATCAAAGTCATAAGAATATTGTTGGAGTTCAGTAACATATTCGTTTTCGCTTATATTACCATCTTTATTTGTTACAATGTTTGTTCTTCTTTCGTAATGGTGAATTTGTGATTGCGCATTAGCGACTGACCCATATTTATGTACAAGTAAAGAATCCAAATCAGCATCTTTAAGTGGGACATCATAGTATGGATCGATTAAATCGTTTGAAAACATCACCATCCAATATCTATTTGGATCTTCATAAAGTTTATGTGCAATAATTTCTGGACTGTCTGAATCTGAGAAATCATACTCATAAAATATTTTAACGTTCTGTAAAATCTCTCGAACAAATCTAACCCTCGTTAGAGGATTTTTTATGAGTTTGAATTCAAGATCATTGTCATCTAATGAATAGCTGATTGATGGGAAGTTTGAAAAGTATTTCATTAGAACGTTGCCTCATCGTCCGCGCCTTCTTCGAACAGGTCTCTGGTGAGAGTGTCGACTTCTCTAAATCTTAACTGTAAGTTAATCTCAACTGGCGCACCATCATCAAAAGTAGCAAACGGACCAGCAGATGAATAGTTTACATCGATGTTCTCAAGGACGCATGTTGATATTTTTGCAATAAACTTATTCTCTTTATCTTTAAACATAAACTCAATATCAAATTGTCCAGGAATATTGAAATATGCTCCAGTGGAATCAGTAAGAGAAGGAGCTGCAAACCTTTTGAATTGTTTGATGATGTTTTTGATATTCACTGATTCTTGATTCGATCTTGGTTGCATTCTGAAATCAAAAACGAATGATCTGTTTTGTGTTCTTTTGTAAACCATCTCAATTTGAGGATTCAACGCTTTGCCTTGATCTCTGAGTAGAAGATCCGTGAATCCTTGGTTAACCAAACCAGAACGCTCAGCGATATATCCTGCAGCCTCTCGACCACCTGGGCTTTGACCAACACCTGCTATTGCATTTTCAATCGCATCGATCGACAAGTTTTCTGGTAAATTAAATGCCCCTGCTGCTCTTTGACCCATTCCAAGTAAACCAGTCGCATCAGTAACAGATAGTGCATCGTAATC